ACAGGCGGTAAACCACTACAACCATTTATTGAAGCAACGAGACGACGATACCGGGGACGAGTTTATTGTCAACTGCAAACACAAACTGAGCCAAGGACAGAGCGCCCTGGTTGCCAGTGCGGTCAGAAGGATCATCAGAAAAGAGGGCGTCCGCAACGTAATCCACAAAACGATGCTGGCCAACGAGGACACATTGCAGGCCAGTTTCATTTAGGGGTTAAAATGAGAAACAAGCCAAAATATCAGCACCCCGAAAAAAAGAACCTTTGGTGGTGCTATTTCTGTAACCAGTGGCACGACGTATCTGGGTTTGATAATGTTAAGGGCCGGACCACGCCCGGACAGTGTAAGAAGGACAGCCTCCGCCGACACCGCCAACGCTACCAGCGCAACCGAAGCCCTGAAGACCGGGAAAAGCGAAACGTGAGAACCCGCCGATATTACAAGAAACACAGTGACACGCTAACTGAGAAGCATCTCCACTACCAAGGCGAAGGCCGGAACAAGATAACGGATGCGTATACCAAGAAACTACTGCGGCGCATGGGGATAGACAACCGTGACATAACACCAGAGACAATAGAAATGAAACGCCAGCACGTAAAAATGAAACGCAACCTAAAACAGATAAAAGAAAGGATCGAAAATGAATCAAATCGTCAGCATGTTTAAAAAGAGCAACGAGCGTATGGACAAGATTATGAACGGAACCTCAAATATAGCCGAGTTGACGGCTGCCCAGCGTGAATTTGAGGGACAGATCAAACTGGTCAATACGGTTGTCAATGCCTTTGCGGTCCAATCCAAGAACAGGCGGGCAATGCGAGGACTTGAAAAGATGAATATCATAGATTCAACCACGGCGGTTGACCTTTTGCTCGGAGATCCAGAAGTTGATAAGGTTAAATGCCCACTCCAAGACGATCTTATAACAAGGCAAGAGTGCCTTGACTACAACGGCGACCACCTTGACGATGATTGTGCGGGCTGCAAAATCGGGCCAGAAACAAAAAGAATCCTGTTGCCGGTGGCATAGATGAAGTGGAAGACATCCTGCAAAGATTGGGAAAAAAGAGTCCTAAAAGGTGAAACCCTAATAGTCAACCCGATGGATACGCTATAATGCCACCTGAATATACAACAGCCTGCCCAGATTGGGAAAAAAGGATAATTGCCGGTAAGTCGATCATACCGCTTCCCCCATTGTTCCCAGACGAATCTGAGTTGGGAATTTCTGTTCTTAAAGAGTTGATCCTTATGGATGTTCTGGGGCATCCGACAATGGGCGAGGCTGCCAGGCCGTGGCTGATGGAGTTCGCTTCTGCTATTTTCGGATCATACGATTATGAATCTGGCCGCCGGTTAATATCAGAGTTCTTTCTTCTCGTTTCAAAGAAAAACAGTAAAAGCACCACCGCCGCCGCGATAATGATTACCAGCCTGATTAGAAACTGGAGAGATAGCGCGGAGTTTCTAATACTTGCACCCACTGTTGAAATAGCGACAAACTCATTTTATCCAGCCCGCGATATGATAAAAGCCGATGAGGAACTTTCAGACCTGTTGCATATTCAAGACCATATACGGACAATCACCCACAGGGAGACAGGCGCAACGCTAAAGGTGATTGCCGCAGATAGTGAGACGGTAGGTGGTAAAAAGGCAACCGGGATATTAATTGACGAGGTTCACTTGTTTGGCCGAAAGCCAAATGCCGAAAATATGTTGAGAGAGGCTTGTGGCGGGTTGGCATCGAGGACTGAGGGCTTTGTCATCTGGTTGTCAACACAATCTGAAGAAGCGCCAGCGGGAGTTTTCCGCCAAAAACTTGCCTATGCCCGAGGCGTTCGAGATGGCAAAATAGATGATAAGCGGTTCCTCCCTGTGATTTATGAGTTTCCAAGTAAGATATTGAAGGAAAAGAAACACCTTGACCCAAAGATGTTTTTCGTTACGAACCCAAACTTGGGCGCATCTGTTGACGAGGAGTTTTTGCTTAGAGAACACAAGAAAGCCGAGAATGATGGAGAGCAGTCAATGTGTGGTTTCCTGGCAAAACACCTAAATGTCGAGATGGTCGGGTCCATGAAAGCGAAACGGTGGGCCGGTGCTGATTTCTGGGCAGATGCAGCCGGGGAGGTTTCGCTTGATTCTCTTATCGAGCAATCCGAGGTGATAGTTGTCGGGATTGACGGTGGTGGCCTTGACGACATGCTTGGTTTGGCGGTGATTGGTAGGATCACAGACACAAGGAACTGGCTTTTATGGACTCGGGCATGGCTCCACCCGATAGCCCTTGAGCGCAGAAAGTCAAACGCTCCCAGGTATCAAGATTTTGCAAAAGACGGCGATTTGATAATTGTTGACGAGGTGGGCCAGGACATCCAACAGGTGGGTGAGATTATAGAAAAACTCGATAATAGCGGGCTTTTAGATAGAATCGCGGTTGATGCTATCGGGATTGGTGATATTATTGACGAACTCGAAAACCGAGAACTGTCAAAGGCGGACCCGAAAGACAAGGATAATACCAGGATAGTTGGAGTTTCGCAGGGTTATCGGCTCAACGGGGCCATAAAGACAACCGAGCGCAGGGTGGCCGGCACCGAGGATGGTGGCAAAAGGATAATCCACGGCGGCCAACCAATGATGGCCTGGTGCGTAGGAAATGCCAGGGTCGTGGAAAAGGGGAACGCGGTTATGATTGCTAAGTCTGAAAGCGGTATCGGTAAAATTGACCCGCTGATGGCAGTTTTTAATGCTACGACTCTCCTTGCAATGAACCCCCTGGGCCGTAACTTCAAGTCTATTTACGATGGAATGGACGAAACCGAAATCAAAGAAAGGATGGCGCTTTGAAACTCTATTACGAAACGCCAAACGGGAAACTTTGGCATGGCGATTGCCTTGAATGGCTCAAAAGGGCAAGTATGGGCGTGATTGACCTTGTATTGACTGACCCGCCGTATGGAATTGACTATAAGGGCTGCCCCCTATCTAAGCGCAAGGGATTGGGGCTAATCCATGACGGAATCATCGGAGACGATAAGGAAATGGACCTTGGGGTCATACTAAACATGCCGTGTGATGTCGTTGTTTTTGGTGCAAATAATTTCCCCACACAATTACCGCATCGTGGCCGGTGGATTTGTTGGGATAAGCGGGTGTTAGAAACTGCTGACAAAATGAAAGGGTCGGCGTTTGAACTTGCTTGGAGAAATGCAAAAAGCGGATTTGATGGAATGATACGCATAATGCACGGCGGGGTTGTTAATTCAGATGGAGGCAAAAGGGTTCACCCGACACAAAAGCCCATAGAGTTAATGCGTAGAATATTAACAGATTATTATCCAAATGCAAAAAGAACGCTTGACCCGTTCTTGGGTTCAGGCACTACCGCAATAGCATGTGAACGTTTGGAGAGAAAATGGATAGGCATAGAGATTTCAGAGAAATATTGTGAAATCGCAGCGAAAAGAATTGAGGCTGAATATAATCAGCGGAAACTATTTTAAAAGGAGAAATAAATGGCGAAATCAAAGAAATACAGGCAAAGACAGGAACCCACACCCAAAACACCGGAACCGGAATTGACAGATACTGATAGAGAAATAGAGTGCAGTTTGCCAAAAAAGGATCTTTTCAGGGTTGAGGAAACCGCAATGTATTTCAGAACATCTGACAGCACTATCCGCAGGTGGGCTGCTCACGGTAAGTTGGATGCCGAAAAACCGGGCGGGCAGATGAGAATTACAAGGGTATCAATCGTCAGGCTCAGAATGTCCTCAATGCTCAGTAAACGATATGCATAAAACCGGCCAGTAGTTACAAGATAGACCAGTTTTAACGAATACGGCCTATTTTTTTGCCTAAAATATATAAACATGGCCGCTAATGGTCACCATTGCAACTGTTTCTGTTCCGCACGTATTGAAATACCGGGGCCCGTGTGTTTGAATATATTCACTTTTAAAAGGTGAATATGAGCATATTCAGCAGACTCCGGCGATTTCTTAATCTATCTGTCACCGACCCGAAAGCCTGGAACCCGTCCCTTTGGAACCTTGCCGGTTCTCAATCCCTATCTGGCGAGGTTGTAACCGAGGAAACGGCGTTGACGTATTCCGCTTTTTGGAACGCGGTCACGCTTATTTCCGGTACAATCGGGTCACTCCCTCTTAATCTTATGCGGCAATCGGGCAAGACCAAACGCCCCGAGAAGTCAAAGGCCGCCACAGTTTTACATTCCCGCAGCAACCCCTATATGACAGCAAAGACCCTCCGTGAGTGCCTTATGGCGCATGTTTTAACGTGGGGTAACGGGTATGCCGAGATTGTGCGTAACAATATGGGCGATCTGGTGGAGTTGTGGCCTATCACGCCGAACAGGGTCACGCCTGAAATGGCTGATGGGAAGCTGGTTTATAGAATCAAGATGGATGCCGAACCAGACAAATATCTTGCCTATGAGAACGTCTTACACCTTCACGGCCTCAGTTATGACGGCTTTTTGGGGTATTCAGTCGTTTCAATGGCTCGAAAGTCAATCGGCCTCGGTATGGCCCTGGAATCTTTCGGCTCTACCTATTTCGGCAATGGAACGCATCCAGGCGTCGTTGTGAGCCACCCGAACAAATTGGATGCCGCCTCACACGCAAACCTAAAAAAATCTCTCACAGACACATATAGCGGCCTCGGAAAAGCTCACAGGCTCATGCTTTTAGAAGATGGCATGGATTTAAAGAGCATTGGCATACCGCCAGAGGACTCTCAATTCTTGGAAACCAGGCAATTCCAAATTCCAGAAATAGCCCGCTGGTTCAACTTGCCGCCCCATAAACTCAAGGATTTAACGAAATCCAGCTTTAATAACATAGAATCCGAGCAGATTTCATTCGTAACCGACTCAATACTGCCCTGGCTGGTGGAATTTGAGCAGTCTTACAATATGCAACTTTTGAGCCAACGTCAGATTGACTCCGGTTTATATTACAATCACGTTGTCGAGGGACTTCTGCGGGCCAATTCCAAAGATCGGTCTGAATATTACAAGGCAATGATAGGCACCGGGGCAATGACACCCAACGAGGCCAGGGGAAAAGAGAATATGAACCCGAGCGCGGACCCTCTGGCAGATCAATTATGGATGCCGACCGGATTAATACCGGTGAGCAAGTTTGATGAATATCTTTCAAAAAACCAAGCACCGCAGGGCCAAGAGCAAGATGAGGACACCCAAGAAACACCGAAAGATCAAAAAGTGATCCCAATTAAGGGGGGCAAGTGATGGAATGGTATAAGATAACCAATAAAGCCGAA